AATATAGCTTCTAGAGCTTGATGTTGTGGTTTCATTTACAGCAAAACAAATATTTGGTGCTGTTCCTCCTGATGACCATACATCTGCCTTCATTAAAAAAGTTCTACGATATGGTAGATAATAATTTGTATTAAAAGTGGTGTCACCTATGCGCATTTCTCTAAAATTGGCTTTAGCTAGTTTCCCACCCTCTTTACCTGTACCACCTGTGTTTTTATAATTTCCATTTCCTGAGCCTGTAATCTCTACCCTACCTGATGATGTATTTACATTAAAGCCACCTATGGTTGTTTCTTCCGAATAATCTGTCCAGTTGGGAGAGCCTGTTATTGTTTTATCGTCACTGCTTGTTATAAATGAGTATTTCTGACTGGTAAGTCTTTCTTTTTTCCCGTTCCTGTCAATCTGACTTAATAAATCACCGACCTCCCAGGTAGCATCTGAGCTCGTACTTACATCTGAAACCTTCCCACTTATAAGGACCTTTATTACATCCCCAGGGCTCCCTGAATCTAGTGCAAGCCCCCACATATTGCTTGGTACTTGATATTGACCATGTAGGTCATGTCTTGAACTTGGAATCTCTGCACGCTTAGCCATTAATTTGCCAAATTTATTGACACATAGTGAGACTGCGTGCTGTCGAGCTGTTACATCTGTGTTAGTTGCTCCCCCAAAAAGCTCTGCTGTTACTATGTGTTGCTCCTTAAAATCTCTTATACTCGCCCTGCTTACCCCTGGGAAAATACATATCTTTCCAGTGGTGTTAACTGTGGTACCATAGGTGTGGGGCATCCAGTCAAAATCAGTGGATGCAACATTCTCATCTACTGTGTTTCCGTATTTCTCATACACTACAACATTGTCTATATTTATAGTCCTCGCTGTGGTCTCGGCTTTACTGTAAATTCTAAGTGGTCCAGAGGCATCTGTGCACGTTAATTCAGCTCTATGGTATCTATTAGCTGTAGTTGCTGTTATGTCACCAGATGTAGCTCCACCCAAATCGTATCTCATTGTTATATTACCACTTCCTTGATGGTCAATCGAGGCAGATACTATATATTTTCTACCTACCACTAACGTCTCCATCTCAGAAATTGGTAGCTGTGCACCCTCATCTTCATTGTCGGTTGTTGTTGTTATCTGCATTTGATTGGAAACAGCGTCATCTACATTTACACTTGAGTCTGCTATATTGTATCCTACCCAGTTTTCTGAGTCAGTTCCCATCTGTCTATCGTATGCGTCTTTAATAATCTCTTTTCCCAAGCAAAAGAAATCGCCATTTCCTTCAATATGTGACAAAAGAGCATTCTCGGTTACACCTGTTTGGTTGGTTTGAACGTGACCAGCTACAACAATATCAACTACATCTCCTGCAGACCCACCAGTCTCGCAGATTCCCCAATGACCAGATTGAGTATGGTAGCCATCATTACCAGAAGTTGATATAAAATCAGTACTACCTGAATTAAGAGGACCTATTTCTAAGCCTCCCCTTGCTTTTAAGTCACCATTTTCGTCTAAAAGTAGTCTAACTGGTACACCTGCTGAAATAGAGGCATTGTCACCACCATCGTATGTACCTACTAACTTAGCTTGCACCCTATGAGATTCTCCATGTGAGTAGTCTGATATTTGTGGGGTTTGTACGCCCTGCCATATAATATACTCTCCATCATCTCCAGTAGCAGATACCACCCCAAGGGTATTTACACTATCATTTCTTTCGCTAGTGCCTTGGTCTAATTCATCAGTATTGGCAAAACAAAACTGTTTTTCGTGGTCATCTGGTGAGTTTGTGTGTACATATTCAGTTGGTAAAAAACCTGCTATTGACCAGCCAACCTTCGACTCTGATAGTGAGTTAGGGAACTTTACCCTTCCTTGTAGAACAACCTCTACCATATCACCAGCACTTGCTTTTCTCTCCACTATCCCCCATCTACCTTGCTTTACTCTGTATGAACTAAGATAAGTTTGACCATGAGCTGGAATAATAGAAGGGGTTGCTGTTAATTTCATATTATTGTGAGAGGTTGCATCGTACTCTACATTTATATAGACTGGACACGCTCCATAAATATCATATTGGAGCTCTGCGTGAACAGCTTGCCTTGCAGTAAAATTTGTTATATGTGGGCTACCAGTGTACATTAATTCATTCCCCTAAAATCTATTGTTTCATCATTGTCTTCAAACTCTAATAATTGCTCTATTTGTTGCTGTAGCATTGGTTTCTTTGGTGCTGGCTTAACAGGTGCTTCTATGTGAGTTAAGCTGTACCTTACTGCATCGCAAATATGGTCTTCAAGTGTAGTGTCTATATCCTCTGGGTTCTTGTCATCCCTTATCATCTCTGGTAGTGTCCTTGTTAGGTTCGGACAGGTTCCATCTATAATAAAGAAATTCGGCAATACTCCCTTCTTATAGTGCATTAACTGAGCCATGTTCCTCCACCCTATTACCCTTGAGTTATTCGCAGGTACTAGATTCGGTACATACTCTCCTAATGCCAAAGCTATAGACTTGTCTGTGTGCATGGGTGTGTGTGATGCATTCCAACTCATTGGATTTCTTGCCCACATCGAAGGGTCTCCCAGACTCATGAATATCTCTTCATCTCCAGTCATATTCATTATCTCTTGCCCCCAATCTCTAGGATGCTTCTCTGTTCCATATAGCTCCCTATAGCAGAAGACTCTGTTGTCTGGTGTTACCTCTATCCATATACACGCAAAAGGTGCACTAAATCCCCAGTCAATTCCGAT